TCCCTGCCACTCCCAATCGTCAGGTGGCGGAACATATTCTTTAAAGTCGCAACCCCAACAACTATCAGGCAACTTCCCTTCAATAACAACACTTTTGATTTTCATTTCACTCCTTTATTCCAAATATCCATGTTTCACTTTTATTGGCAAAGACTCATGCCACTTCACCATATGCTTGTGACCGTAGCGTTCACATTGTTTTTCCCAAAAAGCAACACGATTCTCGTAGTTTAATGCTTTTCCAGTAACAGAGTGGCATTTTTTACATACCAACTGAAAATTTTCATCCACATCCAATTCTGGAACAGGATGTCTTTTCCCATGGCGTCTCCCATAAAATACATGATGGGCCTCCGTTGCTAAATTATAGCACCCTTCTACCTCACAAGTAGAGCCACGCTCTTTGATTAATCTTAATGCTGTTGGTGTTGGTTTTCCAAAACTCATAAACTCCTTTCTGATTACAGATATTATAGCAGAAAATACTCTGTATTGCAAGAGCAATTTTAGACCAATAACCTTAAAAATTCCTATCGTACAACCCTTGTATAATCTTATTCTGTATGTTATAATGAATTGAGCGTATAAACAATCAAGGAGATGATATGCCAGACGATTATCGTAAAATTACAGAAGTTAGGGAAACCGATACGCTAACACTTTTACCCGTTCTAACAGATTCAGTTTATTGTTTGGAATACGATTATTTCACCCTGCTTATCGACTATGAGAGAATTGTTGATGACGGCGCAGTTTCTTTCTATTTCGAGTTCAGCCTGGATGGAACTGATTGGTATCGTAATTCAATCTATGATGGTGGAACAGTAACCGTGAATACCGACACAGATTCAAATATTCAGCGAGAAGAAATTATCTATGGTGGCGTTGCTGACGAACAGGAGTTCTTCGTTTATGGGCCTGTTCAGATAAATCAATTCGCTAAATATATGAGGATTGCTTTCTATGAAGCTGGCGGTGGACAAGGTGAAGAGGGCGATTGTGGAGCAAAGTTGGTTTTAACCCGTCGAAAACAAACTACACATAATTAGGAGAAATAAAATGTTAAACGAAGTATTAAGTATTTTCACAGGATTAGCAGGATTGGGTGCATTAATCAGTATGCTGGTTAATGTCGGCAAAACATTGGGTTGGGTGAAGGACGGCATGGGAGATAAGGTGTTTAAGATTTTGAACCTCGTTGCCTTTGTTGCTGTTGCTGTTGTCTATATTTTTGTAGGCGATTTTGAGTGGAGCGGAGTAGATTCCGTATTCCAGTTAATTGCAACCGTGTTGGGTTTTGTCGTGCAGAGTCTTGCTGGTAAAGCAACCTATGTTGCTGTTCGCGGCACGCCTGTTATCGGATACTCACACTCTGAAAAAAGTTAATAAAAGAGGTAAACAATGCAGAATGCCGAGTCGATTAGACGTAGGCTTGATTCTGTCAAGAAAATGAGAGACACTCAAGCCGCGCTTTGTGAGTTAGCAGACATACAATACGATATAGGTATTAGTGCTTGTAAGGAACGCACAAAGTTACAAGAAGAATTAAACAACTTAAGAAAAGTAATTGTCGGCAACGGCGACCCAGAAAACTCTATTTTGAATAGAATGGCGAAGGTTGAAGGCTGTCTCGATGGTGTTAAGGGGGACACCGTAGAGATCAAAGAGGCTTTAATAGGAAATCTAAAAGACGGAAAACGTGGATTGAACGACAGGGTGGATTCCCTTGAGAAAATTGGGGGCAAAATAGATAAATTGTTCTGGTTTTTCGTCTTTACTATTCTGGCTGAAATCGCCGCCGCTATCTTTGCTGTTATAGGGATTATCTAATGAAACGAATAATAGATATCTCGTATTATCAAGACCCATCGCGGATTGATTATGATGCTTTAAGCAGACAGGTTGACGGCGTTATCATTCGTGCTGGATACGGAACTCGCAAGGACACTGCTTTTGATACTCATTATGAGGAATTCAAAAAGCGTGGTGTCCCTGTTGGCTGTTATCATTTCATGGTGGAATACAAGAGCGTTGACGAGCAATTGGCTGTTCTGAAGAGAACGTTAGATGATAGCCGAAAGATTATTGATCTTGGCAACGGCTACGGGATGGTAACTGAAGGGTTTGAGTTAGGTATTTGGGCGGATGTTGAGTTAGAGTCTGGCGCAACACCTTTGACACGCTCTACCGTCATTGAATACATGACTAAAGCAGAAGCGATGTTTGGAGTTCAGTTAGGGATTTATACTGGCGCTTGGTGCTGGAATCCTATTATGGGGAATGACAATCCCTATTCAAGCCGTAGATTATGGGTTGGAAGTTATTCTTCGTCTCCCTATCTGCCTATTGGTTGGGATGACTGGTTTATCTGGCAATATACATCTTCTGGAAGGCTTGATGGGTATCCCTCTAACCTGGATATGAACAGGATTACGGATGAAAATTGGGAAATATTGGTAGGTGATGATGTCCCTGATAATATTATGCCTATCGAAATCCCGCAATTCAGCCAGAAAGATGCTCAATGGGCGTCAGACAAGTTAGGCACAAGCTCGGTAACAATCGGTGCTTATGGATGCCTTATTACCGCCGCTTCAATGATATGTAAATATTTCGGCAAAAACACAGACCCAGGAAAGATAAACAAAGACCTTATCGCAGTAGATGGATATGAATCTGGCAATCTTCTGAAATATAACGCTATTACTACGATCTATCCTGATATTGTGGTTGACTGGAATTACTTCTTGTCAAACCCTGGCGATGCTGTCATTGACGAAATTTTAGTTCAGGAAATCCCTGTTATTGCTCAAGTTGATTACAATCCGAACACTTCCGCATTAGATCAGCATTGGGTTGTTATTGTTGGCAAAGAGAATGACGAATATCTAATTGTTGACCCTATTGATGGAAGCACCGCTTATCTATCACGGTATGCAAACAAAGTATACAGGATGGTTGTATATAAGTTTGACGAAGTTGAAGAGCCTTTATTCAAAGCAAAGTGTATTGTTGGTGCGTTGAATGTAAGGGTGGGGCCGTCTACCGCATTTCCTAAAGTTGACCTTCTTTTGAACGGTGATATTGTGAACGTCTACGAAGAAGATAGCAACTGGTTCAGGATAGGTAAAGACAGGTGGTGTTCAGGTTATCCGCAATATATGGAAAAGATTGATTTAGAGCCACAACCGCCAGAGTATACGGACAAAGAAAAGTTAGATATTCTTTGGGAGTGGTATGAGAACAGTCAACCTTGATTGTTTGAGTGACGAATATTATTTGAAAGAGTCGATTTGTGTCGAGGTCGCCGCTACAGAGGACGATGGTTGCCTGATCTATTGGGCGACTGTTAAGAATTTGCAAAATGAGTTGGTTTTTGGCGTTGGGAGAACGGTTAATTCCGCTATTACAATGCTAAAACAACTGATAATAGAATATTATGAAAATCTGTTGTCGAGCGACTTCGACAGGTATTATGGTAAAGACTTGATAATGTACGAAATGGACAAAGAGTATCTACAAAGGAAAATACATGAGAGCGCAGTATGAACCATTATCTAAACTGATTGGTTTACCAAGAAATCCCAAGTTGCATAATTTGGGAGATATTCATATGTCTATTGATAGATTTGGATTTGTGAATAGGATTCTGATAAACGACACAACCAATCATTTGATTGCTGGTCATGGAAGGGTTGAATCATTAAGGCAAAAGAAACTCTTAAACGAGCCAGCACCAAAGGGTGTGAAGGTAAAACCTGATGACTGGTATGTTCCGACAGATCGCATTGAAATCCCAGAAAGCGAAGAAGAAGCATTAGCGATTGCTCTAAATAAGATTGGCGAGAATGAGTGGGATGAATTGCAAACTGCTCAGATACTCGCAGATTTAGCCGCTAAAGGTGAATTGGACGGCACTGGTTTTGATGGTGAGGATGTTGACTATTTATTGAAGAAAACAGCACCAAGACCAGAGAGCGAGTATGTAACCGACGAAGACCTTGAGAAATATGCTGAAGAAAAAAGTCATTGGAGGTGGTTGCGTTTGCGTATTATGGAAGATACTTATGACCGCTGGAAAGACTTAAAGCAGAAAATGAAAAAGATTGATAATGATGACCAGATGGTCGAGTTGCTTTTGAATTTGCTTGATGATAACCTGGTAGAGAGGCTAACATGACAGAAGAAGTCCAAAAGGTATATTGGGATGCTGAAGACCCGCTGAAACCAGTTGAGGGTGAATCTTCTGCCGCTAACGCCGCTCTTATTGCTTATGCCAGAATGGGTTATGGTAGAGGGCTGAAGCCGTTGCGGGAAAAGTTTAGCGCGATGGAAGACCCTCCTACGAAATCTTATGCAACAATTGTTAACTGGTCTTCAAAATTAGACTGGGTGGCTCGTGTTGAGCGTTGGGAAGAAATTGAGCGCAAGAGAGATGAAGCGGTTTGGCGTGGGCGCAGAGATGAACTGAGAGAAAAAGAGTGGGATAACTTCGCAAGACTTCAGGAGATTGTTGCTGAAATGCTCAAAGATGTTCCTAAGTTTATCAAGCGTAAGGAAAAGATTATAGAAAAAGGCTCGCCAGAAATCATTGACTCTACTGGAATACAGGTTCGTGCTGGCAAAACAGAGGTTAAGGTTATCACGCTGGAAATGGATGCCCGTCTAATGATAAACTTTATCAAAACCGCTTCGGAGATTGGGCGTCGAGCGGCTGAAATGGATAAGAACTACATGGCTAAGTTGATGAACGAGATTGACTTTGCCAAACTCTCGCCAGAGCAAGTTGCTAAGATTGCCGAAGGTGAGCATATACTGGATGTATTGAACATTAGGAAATGAATGAGTTAGCTGTTAGAGCAAAAGCCGAACTCGAAAAACGGCGCATGATGGAAGAGGACGGTATCACAACCGTCTATCAGGATTTCGTGGAGAAATATGCTCTAAAGCCAGCAGAGTTTGTTAAGGATTGTATTAATTTCAGGGATGGCGAAAAGCCTGATGAATATCAACTAGATACACTCAACGATCTGGTCAAAGAAAAAAGAATTTGTGTACGAGCGCCGCATGGAGCAGGAAAGAGTGTAATGATGTCTTGGGCTATTCTCTGGTTTGCTCTTACACGGGACGGCATGGAGGGCGACTGGAAAGTTGCGACAACTGCTTCTGCTTGGCGGCAACTGATTAAGTTTCTATGGCCAGAAGTTCACAAATGGGCTTACAGATTGAAATGGGATGTTATAGGTAGAAAGCCTTTCAATGCTGACGAATTATTAGCAAGGTCTATTAGATTAGATCACGGCGAAGCGTTTGCCGCCGCTTCAAGTACACCAGAGTTTATCGAAGGTGTTCATGCAAATCATATCCTTTATATCTTTGACGAGTCCAAAAAGATAGCAAATGGGATTTGGGATTCTGCCGAAGGCGCATTTTCAACGGGTGATGCTTATTGGTTTGCTTGTTCTACACCAGGTGAACAAAAGGGTAGATTCTGGCAAATTCATTCTGGCGCAGTTGGATATGAAGACTGGAAAACACGGCACATTACCCTTGAAGACTTTTTAGCAACTGGTCGTGTAAATAGGGAGTGGGTTGAGTCTCGCAAGAGACAATGGGGAGAGGATTCTGTTATTTATCAGAATCGTGTTCTTGGAAATTTTGCGGCTGATGATACCATGGGCGTTATTCCTTTATCATGGGTAGAAGATGCCGTAAACCGCTGGTATGACTGGCAAGATCAAGGTGGTTATGGAATAGTAACCTCTATTGGCGTTGATGTTGCTGGCGGACAATCGGGCGCAGATAAAAACACAATTTCTATTTGTTACGACGGCACGAAAATTGGACAGATTATACATTTCATGCCGAAGAACCCAGACAAGGCAACGACAGAGCTTGTTGATTTTATTGCACCGATAATGGATAGACACCCAACAGCGACTTTAGTCGTAGACTCGATTGGTGTTGGGGCTGGCGTGGTTCACCAGATAAGAACTTTGGGATATAGGGCAATATCGTTTGTTTCTAATGCGAAGGTGGACGTTAGAGATCAAACTGGACTTTTGGAGTTTTACAACTGGCGATCTGCCGCATGGTGGCTGTTGAGAGAAATGTTAGACCCAAGAAACGGATTTGAGGTTTGTTTACCGCCAGATGATGCAAATATGCCGCTAATGAGTGACCTTACTGTTCCTCAATATGTTCGTAAGAATAACGGCAAGATTTTGGTTGAAGGAAAACAGTTACTTAGGAGAGCAGATAGGTTGGGTAGGTCGCCAGATGATGCTGATGCTGTAATTTATTCATTATGTGGGCCGACTATGTATGACCTTACAATATCAGATGAAGTGATGCAAGTTACTTATGCACCGCCTAACTTTGGAGATTGGTGAAAAACATGAGTTTTTTAGATAATTTATTCAATGCCGCAAAAAGAACGATATTCAAAAAGGACGTTGATAACCTTACCGAAACCTATCAACACCTTTTGGGAGTGTTAGAAGTCCTTCCTAAAACGGCGGAAACGGAAAAGAAAGAGTCTGCTCTTTTTGAGAGCATGGCTAATTTCAGCGAGTTTGATAATCAGTTAGCGGACTTAATTGTGCGCCGAATGGTAAATCAAGACGTTAGAAAAATAGGTCTTGATGACAAAACTCGTATGATGGTAGTCGAAGAGTCAAGGCGTCTTTATATTTGGGATGTCACCACACAATACATTGTAGAATTATGGACAGACTACGGATACGGGCAAAAGCCAGATATAGTGCCACGCTCTGATAGATTGAAGGTTGTTTGGGATAGTTTCTGGAATGACCCAGAAAACCAATACCTTTTCAACGAGAGAGAAATCAACCAGCTTTCTAATAAGTTGCAGGTTGATGGTGAGTTCTGGTTTGCTCAATTCATTTCAAAACTTGATGGGACTTCGGTTGTTCGAGTTATTGACACGGATGATATAAAAAAGATTTACCATGACCAGGAAGATAAAGCCGTTCCTGTTTACTATCGCAGAGAATGGTGGGAGGGTGAAGCTCACGCTAATTACAGGGAAATGTATTATCGTGATTATCGTGCAACAGACGAACAAGCAGAAGAAGCAAAAGCAATTATCTTAGAAGAAAATAAAGATGCTGTATTTGCTGAAGATGCACAACCAGAAACAGATGTAGTTGTATTTCATGTGAAATTCAGGGACATTGAAGGAAGAGGCTGGCCTTTCCTTACTGCTGGTTTCCCATGGTCTCGTGGATTCAAGAACTTCCTTGAAGATAGAGCAACGATTAACAAAGCCGCCGCCGCAGTTGTTGAGAAAGTCAAGGTTCAGGGCGGTCAACGCATGGTTGATGCCGTCAAGCAAAGACTACAATCCAGTTTGGTGAATGGCTCTAATCGCTCTGAAACGAATCCACCTCCTGCCGCTGGTTCTATTTGGGTTGAAAATCAGGCTCTTGATAGAGAATGGATTTCAAAACCAACTAACGCTGGGGACGCAGAGAAAGATGGGATTGCCTTGCTCTCGCAGGTCGCTCTTGCTGGTAAGGTTTATCCACACTATTTAGGACGTGGTGAATACTACCGATTGGCAACAGCGACAGCAATGGAAGGCCCTACCTTCCGTAGTTTCAATCGCTATCAAAGTTTCTGGTCATCTGTCTGGCGAACTCTTGTCAAGATGGTTGCTGATGCAAAGGTGAAATACAGCACAGAGTCCTTTGACTCTTTGGGCGTTGATGTATTCCCAGAAGTTGATGTGAATACAGATCGTATTATTGATACGAGCATAAAAGAAATTGACGAGATAATGGATGCCGTTACAAAGGCTGTAGGCGGGGGAACGATTGACCCAGAGCTAGGACAAAGAACTCAACTGGCAATGATTAAGTTGGCTATGCAGACTTTAGGTGTCCCAAATGTTACTGAAATTACTGGAGGGAGCGTACAAGCAGAAATGGCTGAAGCAATAGAAACTGGTGGATTTATGGGATTTAGAAGTGCTGTTCATTCGGCAATCTACGGATTGTGGAACGGCGCTTTGAGTGAAGCCGACTTTATAAGTATGTTCGAGGACACAATAGACATTGGCTTACGGAGAGCATGGCGTGAGGGAATGGCGCAGGTTGGTCTTGATTGGGAAGATCGGACAATGGAAGAAGAAATGGCTCTAAGTGAATTGATTATCGAGCAATGGAGTCATGTTCCTGGTGTTGCTTCTTGGCTTTCAGAAAACAGCAAAGCGGAAGGTAAGTTGTTTAGAGAAACAAAATATCGTGAAGATATGTGGGTGAACGCTTATCAACAAGCCTATAACAAGGCTCTACAAATGGCAAGCAACGACCCTAAAATGGAATGGGTTTTAGGCGCAACTGAACAACACTGTTCGGATTGCTCTAAATACGCTGGCAAAGTAAAGCGAGCAAGTTACTGGCAAAAGATAGGCGCAGTTCCACAATCGCCTTCGCTTTCTTGTAAAGGAATACATTGTGATTGCAGACTCGAACCCACCTCAAAACCTTTATCACGCGGATATTTGACTCCGCCGAAAGGATAGAAATGGTAGATTTAACTAATAAAACAGATGACGTTGAAGGCGTCGTATCGTCTCTTGACGAAATAAAGGGGGCTGGCTGGACAAATGAAACGCTGAAATCCATTTATGATAATCAGGGAGATATAACGGATTTCACCACAAATATACCGAAATTTGGTGGTAATTTGTGGTTCGTTTCTAAAGATAGTGGCTCGGACGCAAATGACGGCAATTCCCCTGCCGATGCTTTTGAAACAATCGGTAAAGCGATTACAGAAGCAAGCGCTGGTGATGCTATCACAGTTATGGCTGGCGTATATACAGAAACAGGAATAGACCTCAATAAAAACAATACAGAGTTATGGTTTGAGATTGGCGCAATACTCAGACCAGCAACAGGGACAGCATTAACGGTTTCTGGCAATTACTGTAGGGTGACTTGCAGGGATGGCGCTTTACTGGTTGACCCTGCTGGTGCTAACGCTACTGGTGTTTTGGTTACAGGCAATTTTGTCTATTTGGCAGAAATACGAGCCAAAATGGATGGGGTTGGCGATTTAGGATTTGACTTGCAAGGTGATGGAGCAGATTTGCGTAGATGTCGTTGTGCCAATCCACTTGTTGCCGCTTTCAAAATACAGGGCGATACAAATAAACTCGAAAATTGTTGTACGGGAGGAAATACAACTTCAATAGGCTTTTGGATAACAAACTCCTGTGATAAAGCTCGGCTGAAAAATTGCGGTTCACAAGGACACGAAACAGCAGGCTATCAAATGGATGCTGGTGTTACCAATGCTGTTGTTGAAGGTTCTTATTCTGGTGGTGGTGATGGTGCGTTCAAAAACAGTTTTGATGGCGCTGGCAATATATTTACCAACTTTCACTTTGATGGCTCGACAGATACCTTTAACACGCCAGTGGTAAAGACAACCGCCTTTAGTGGCGCGGCAACAGAATACAACATATTCAAGATTACAGGGATTGTTAGAATTATTGACCTTGTTGGTCATGTGACAACTGTAATTCCAAACACATCCAGTAATGTGCATCTATCTTTATACTCAACTGGCGGTGAGGTTGATTTAACAAAAGAGGTAGGGGGGCCAGACCTTGACAGTTTACCAGTTGGCAGTTTAATTATTAGAAAAGCAGACAGTTCAGAACCAATGGATGCCGAGAGTTCTGCAACACCAGCCATCGTAGAGTTTGGGCGTGACCCAAATATTTCATTCGATGCAATTGCTGACGCAGACCAAGATACATATATTAGACTAAATTTGACAGCGGCTTTAGCGAGTGGTGCTATACATTGGCATTGTCTTTATATGCCAATTTCAGATCAGGCATTTGTGGAGCCAGCATAAGGAGTAAAGTATGGCAAACGAACTTCAATCAGCAACAACATCTGGATTGACAATTTATTGCGTTCTTATTGATGAAGAAGGTCAAATATGGAACGGCGCGAATTTTGTCGCAATTAATGGCGCTAATTGGACAGATTACGATATTGCCCTAACTGAATCTACTGCTGGCATTTATTTGGGAGATATGCCTTCTGTTGACTCTGGTGAATATATGATTGTTGTTTACGATCAGGCTGGTGGCTCTCCTGCTATCACCGACACAATTGTTGAAACAAAAGATATTGTTTGGGACGGAACGGAGCCAATAGACCTGACAGATACGCCGTATTTGGTTTGGGATGAAGTTCTTACTGGCGCTACCCATAATGTCCCAACAAGCGCAGGGCGCAGATTGCGACAGATTGCAAGCAACCTTATTTTAGAAGGCGATGTAGTTTCATCTACAAACAATACAATAACATTAGACGCTGATGCAAGTGTAGTAGACGGTGCTTATGACCCTGCTCTTATTTACATTGTTGAGGGAACTGGTGCTGGACAATCAAGAATGATATTAGAGTATGATGGCGGCACAAAAACAGCCGTTGTTGATAGGGATTGGAAAGCAAATCCTGATGCCACAAGCAATTATGCAATTATGGCGCATCCTGGTAGAGAACACACTAACGAAGGTTTGATAAGAGCCGCAACGTCTTACACCGCTCAACTCAATGCTCTATCCTCTACAACAGACGATGCTTATAACGGCTTAGTGTTATTTATCCGCTCTGGAACTGGACAAGATCAAGCCAGAAGAATAACAGATTACGACGGTGCAACTCAAACAATAACAACACGAAAAGCATGGGACGTTACTCCTGATGCGACCAGCGGTTATGTTCTTCTTCCAACAGCAGAATTAGATGTTATAAGACTTTATCAAGGGATTTGGGAATATGCGACCAGAGAGTTAACTGGGATAGGTAGTTCTGGAATTGCCTCTCAAACATCAGTAGATTCACTAAGATCAAGTATGCGACAATATAATAATGTTATTTTGCAGAACACATCTACAACAGATATCTACATGAGAAGGTCTGCTGATTTCGAGTGGGAAATTTATGGATTGGGTGATCTTTCTGGGAGAAGCGCCTTATACTTTACTGTCAAACTTATGAAAGAAAAAGACAGTGCAACAGACGCAGAGAGTGTTATCCAAATAGAAGAAAGCGGCGGTTTGCTTTATATCAATGGTGGCGAAGCAGAAACACCAGGAAACGGAACACTAACAGTTACAGATGAAGCCGCAGGAACAATTGTCATTACTTTGGATGCAGAGGAAACAGATAAGCTCGCTCCTAATCTTGCATATAGATACGATGTGAAAAAAGATAATACTATAATGACCATAGGAAAACATTATATCTCAACCGCTATCACAAGGACGATTACATGATAAGAGATTTTATCTGTAAACTTGAAGAGAAATTTGGAACAGAGATTTGGAGGCATTATTGTAAAATACGAAACGCAAAAACCAAAAAGGAACTGTTTGATGGTTTGAAAGGTATTGCAAAGATACTTGATGAACTTCTGTAATAGGAATAAATCTTATTACAGAAAACACTTGACAAACCTTATACAAGATGTTACAATGTAGGATGATAAGGCTACGCAAAAAGCGCCGCCGCAAATTTATGAGCCGTCTTAGCCCGCTCTTGTGAGCGGGCTTTTCTTATAGGAGAAAGTAAATGCCGTATTCAAAAAAGAGTGAATTACCAGAGAGTGTAAAAGACAATTTACCCGCTCATGCACAAGATATATTTATGAGTGCATTTAATAGTGCAGAAAAAGACAACGATGAAGAAACTGCTTTCAAGATTGCTTGGGCGGCGGTAAAGAAATCTTATAAAAAGGTTGATGGAAAATGGGTAAAGGAGGCTGAAAAAGAAGAGGAACAGAATTTACAAGAGTTTTATTATGGTGTAACTTCTTTTGAGCAGTTAGAAGCCCAGAAAGAGGCAAGTGATCGCTATTGGAAAATGAGAGACCTTGCCGAACTATATAAACAACTGCTTGACAACATTATGGAGATGTCTGACAACGATAAGATATCCGAGATCAACAGTCTGACAGCAGAATTTACCTCAAGGCTTGGTCAACTTATGGAAGCAGAACAGCGTGAGGCTATTCGTGAAATTGAGGGTGACAAGGTTGAGTTAGAAGAAATGGAATTGTCCCCGATTGAAGAGTTACAGGAAAGCGAAAGCGGGCCTTTGCACGCTGTTGTAAGGATTATCAAACCAGGTTGGGGAAACAAGACACACAACCATTATTATCCAAAGGACGTTTTACAAAGAGATGCCTTTCAATTTGTAGGCGCAAAGATGTATGAAACAGATCACAAGCCACAGGAAAAGTCCACAAGGACTTGGGTTTCTACTATTGAAGATATTGTTGGCTTTGAAGATGGAGCGCCGCTTGCGAAGGTGGCGGTTCACGATTCTGGTTTCGCTGAACGTCTTAAGAACTTGGATAAATTAGGAATGCTTGAAAAGATGGAATGTTCCATTTACGCCAACGGACTTGCAAAAGGCGGCTTCAAATTAGGAGGTCGTGAGGGAAAGCAAGTTGAATCAATTACAAATGTGTCCAGCGTAGATTGGGTAACTCGTGCTGGCGCTGGTGGTGCGGCTGTAAGTTTGATGGAGGATGAAAACCAAGATCAAAGCGCAGAAGGACAGTTCACCGAAATATTACAAGAGGAGAATAATATGCCCGAAGAGATTATCGAAACTCAACCAGAAGAAGTTGAGGAAGAACAAGTAGAAGAAGTTGAAATCCAGGAACAGGAAGAAGAGCCTGAACCGCAATTTCTGGAAGTGAAAGAGATTAAGGAAATCCTTTCTGAAACAGAATTGCCTAATTATGCTCAAGTTCGTCTTTCTTATTCTGGTCGCTTCATGTCAGCCGAAGAGGTCAAGGAAGCCGCACAAGCAGAACTTGAATATATCAAAGCGATTACTCGCTCTGGTAAGCCCTTCGGGATGAACAAGAAAGAGCCTTCAAAACACGTTGAGAAATCAGACAAATTTGAAGAAGCTGAAGAAGCGAAAAATGAATTGACCCGTAAATTTATGGGAATCAAATAATAAGGAGAATGACAAATGACTGAAGCAATCCGAAACGATTACGAAGTTTCAAGTGAAGGGGCAGTTCGCCATTGGGATATCCCATATGCGAGGCTTGAAGACACAACCCCTACTGCTTCTCTGCCAGCCGCATTGCTATCTGTAACAGATGGTACGCAGTTGACTGGAACAGTTTTGGTTGTTGACGCCGCCGACTCTATGGCTGTCATCGACTTTACTCACTCCATGGTTTATGAACATGATGTGCGTAATGTCCTGACATATGCAGAGGGAGCGGAAGCAACCTTTGGCGCCATTAATGTAGGCGACCCAATTTATTATGACCGCAGTGCAACGATGCCTGCCGCCGCAAAATTATCGACATCACCCCTTGATTCGACTGGTGCGGCAAATCCACTATTCGGTTTTCGTGTTCCTGCTAATGACAATGACACTGCCGCCGCAGGTGCGGCAACCGCCAGCACCCAAAGCATTGCAGTAATGCAAATTGTGGGAGACTAAGGAGAATAAATAATGAAATCACTATTTGAACTACTGTCTGGAATGATGGCAGAAGATTATAAGGCAGAAGCGATTTCTGGCGAAGAGTTGGATACTCGTATTGATGCCTTGAAGGAAATGTATAGTCCTTCGGTTAAGAACGCGTCGCCAGCCAAATTCAAAGAGGTATTGACGACAGCACACTTCACCAATTATTTCTCAGACGCACTTTCTCGAATGTTCTATCAGGACTATGGTGTTCGTGAAATGTCCTGGCGAGAATATACCTATCCAGATTCAGCGCCTTCATTCCGTGATGTTGACAGGCTTCGCTTGAGCCGCCCAGGAACGCTCTATAAACGACGTGAAAAGGGTGAGGCAAGGGCAACCAGTGTCGATGACTCACAGGTGTCCTACGGTGTTGAGGAATATGCCCGCCAGTTCGATGTTTCTTGGCGAGTTATTCTGGAAGATGACTTAGGCAAGATTCGTGAAGTGCCGCGTGCAATGGCTCGTGCCGCAGTTGAATTTGAGAACGGTTTTGTTACCGCTCTGTTCGACAATGCCACGACTCAAGCCGCTCTTACGGCATTGGGCGCACAATACGCTGGAACTGGCGCATTGACACATGAGAACCTGGCATTAGGTATTACCTACATGAATACCCGCAACGACCCAGATGGCTATCCGCTTTCTGTTGGTGGGATTTACCTTGTTGTACCGCCCGATCTGGCGATGCAAGCAGAAGTTATTCTTGGTTCTACTCTTATGAGTGGCTCGGCAAGCAATGACCTCAATGTTATCCCGAAGTTCCTTCGTGGGTATATTGTAAATGACCAAATCACCACAACCGCTACAGCGAAACCATGGTATCTATTCGCTGACCCGAACTCGATCCCCACTGTTCCAGTGGTTCGTTTGCAGGGTTACGAAATGCCATTCGTCTATATGCGAGCAAGCAATATTGATATGGTTATGGGTTCAGCCCCGCCAGCTATGTTGATGGGTTCGTATGAAACTGGCGACATTGAATACACCGTCGAAGATTTCATCGGTGGATGGGATGACGACACTTATGTTGGCGTTGTTGACTATCGTGGAATTTTCTACTCAAGCGGTACGAGTGAGTAGGATGATTGAAGGGAGCTAAGATGGCTAGAAAAAAAGAAGATACGTCAAAGATTCAGTATGGCTCGGACGAGCATATTTCCGCTATTCGCAATGCTTATGGTATTAGACCAGAGATTGCCGAAAAAGTCGTGAAAGAATTTGAAAGCGGTGAAAAGGATTGGGATGTTAATTTTTATGATAAGTGCAAGCGCATGATGTCATTAATTAACAATCCCGAACCTGAACCCGTCTCTCCGCGCAAAGGCTGGAAACGTGACAGAAGCTATTAAGGAGCTTAACTATGAATGAATTTTTCCCTAATATGACCGCTCGACCTTTCTATCCGCCTATGCATGGTGTTCCTGGTAGTTCTCAACGCAAAGGCTTACGCCAGGTGTCGGGTGCTACTGTCTATTATGTAGACGCAGACCACGCCAATGCAAGCGACGATAACAAGGGTTGGAGTCCAGAATATCCATTTGCAACTATTCAGCAAGCTGTTGATACGGTTGAAACTGGTGATTGGATTCTTGTAATGAGCATTAGTAGCGACGGTGAAAGCGTTGTTACGCCAGACTATACCGAAGGCGCAAATTATGTTCGCCTTATCGGTATTCCTAACGGCTCTCGGTATACACCTTCGTGGGAATCCGATGATGCAAGTGCCTCTTGTCTCGACTTACGGGGCATTGGTTGGCACGTTTCTGGGTTCAGGTTTTTAGCACCAACTGGTGCGGCTTGTATTGAACTCAGACATACAGATTCTAACGCTAATGATATTGCTATTCGCACAATCATTGAAGGTAACTACTTTGATGGTTTGACTGAAGGCTTATACGGCATTGAGTCTCACGGGTGCTACGATGTTTGGATTTACGACAACTGGTTCAGCCTTTTCCACAACGCAGGTGGGACGGCGACAGCGTTGATTACAACGACTACACCACTGGCTATTCCATATCGAAATCACATTTTCAACAATCAGTTTATGGATAATGATAACCATGTTCATTTTGATATGAACGGCTCACGGTTTGGGCCTGGAAACATTATTCAGACGACTGGATACGCCTACGCCGCTACTATTTGTTTAGATTGCAGTGCTGGCGATGACAACATTATTACTGGAAACTCTTTTGAAGGTGACTTCTCTATCGCTGGCGGTTTCACTGGCGGAGCGGCAGATTATTGGACAGGAAACTTTTCTGATGATACTGCTGAAGCAGAAGTTGGAGATAATGGAATAACGATTGCCCGACCCGCGTAAGGAGTTGATATATGGCTAGCAAGAAAGTCAAAATTAGTAATATCAAAAAAGCACAATCTGTTAGTGAACTTGTCGAGATTGGACATAGCATTGAAAAGAAAGACAAAGACATTGATAGGGCTATCAGAGAGAAGATGAACGAACTCTTGGAGATTAAATAATGAGTTGCTCTGATCGGTATGCGAGTGCGGCTGAATACTTTGCTTTCTTTTGTGGTTCTGAAGATTGTTCTAACCCAGAAGAAGAAAGCATTGTCAACGAGTTTTTAGAAAAAGCCGCTGGAGATATTCACGCCGCGCTTGCCGCCGCAGGTGCTTGCGATTGCACACTTGCTGGTTGGGCTTTGAACTTCCTTAAAAAGTTGAATATACTGGACGCCGCTGTTCTTCAAGGTTGTCCATGTTCTAACCCTTACGATGCCGCCCAGAAAAGGCTTGTCGCTGAAGAACTACGCCGAAACTTTGAAATGATAATGACTGGCGAAATCGAACTTTGCGACGGCTATACTGGTGCTAACTACCCTGCTTTTGGAGCCGCAGAACAATCTCTAACAGAGTGGTCTACGGTTGCTATCATTAATAACGAAATCTTGCGAGATCGGTAGATGGGCTGA